CTCCGGTTCTGTCGGGGGGCGGGCCGATGCTTGGGGCACCACCCGTCCCGAGTCAGTTCTGGGCATCCTGGATGCCGGCAGGGTTTTAGGCTTCGCTTCGCCATGGGCTGTCACCTCCTGGAGATATGCAAAACAAAAAACGCCGGAACCAGTAACCACCTGCAAGGGTGTAATCACTGGCTCCGGCGTTCTACGCTCTGGCCTATCGAAATATTAACTTTTAGGGTGGATTTGCAGTCTCGGCAGAAGACCTCCAAGTTCTCTGCCGTCGTCTCCGGCAACACATGCAGAAGACGTTTGTTCCGTCTACATACAGGGCATACAAGCCACCCGTTTCTCACTGCCAACAGTTTACCATGTTTTTCCGTGGTTCGCAATACGTTTCCCTCCTTTTTTACGCTGTTGTCTAAAGCAGCGCCTATATTTCAAGTCTATGTCGCGCGCGCACGCGCGCGTTATTGTATGTATACCGCGTGATATAGGCAGCGTAGTGGTACGCGCCAAAGGGATTCTTTGTGCAATTTTCCTCAGCCCAGGTGACCTGGTTTGGCACGGGGATATTGCCGTCCTCTGCCCTCCATTTCTCCGCCGCCGGCAGTTTCCCATAGAGAGACCGAGAGGCCACCCAGGTTCGAGCCCCCAAGGGGATCACCCATCCGTCATGCCGTTCTTTGACCAAGTAACGCGCCATCCGGCGGAAACTGTCCTCCGGGCCCTGGAGCAAAGGTTCCCCGTCCACAAACCCTCCGGGCCACAGGAAGCGAACCTCTTCCAGGGTAAAATCCGCGTCCCGCAAAACCAAATGGATGTGAAAACGCTTGTCCCCATGTCGGCCCTCTATCGCGTAGACATAATCAAAAGAATCCTTCCGCCACCGGCGCATAGCGCCCAGGAAGTTCCGCCAAACCTGGCGGACCCCCTGGAAACTGTGGGGCAGCTGGGCATCATTAAAAGTCAGTGTGTAGACCGTCGCCCCCCAGCCAAACAGGCCAAGCATCAGTTCCAGACGGTCCTCCGGGGTTCGTCGGAATAGGGCCCCTTTGGTCATGCTGAGGATCTTCTGTTTTTCCCGCTGTACACTGGGCAGGTCCCCCTTCCGCAGTGTGGGGCGCTGGTACCGGCATTCCTTGACCAGCGGTCCGGCCCTTTGTCGGACACAAATCCAGGTAGACATCAAGGGATCAACTCCCATCTCGCCTATTCCACTTTTCAGTGATTGCTTTTATTGCCTTGCCCATATCAAAGCAGCAGTTTGCCATAGGATTTGCGTAAATGCGTGTTTCCAAGCCGCACTTTGCGCATACAATAGAAAACTCTGCCACTGTAACCATAGTGTTCAATTTGCAGAGCACTACTTCTCCGCCGCAATGCGGGCAATTCTTTAGTTTAATCATTTCCGCCCTCCCCGTCGTGGGTGTTACCGCAAACACCTTCACTACAAAATCCATTAAGTGGCATAGCTTTCTTGCCGCACCAAACATAGCCAGACCCACCTGGTTTAGCTTTTTCGCACTCCCTGCACCTGACCACCGCCACCACATTAGGTCCAAGATCAATATCAATTGGCCCATGGTCCATATACTCGTTGCACTTGGCCATTGCCTGAAACCCTGGAATATGTATTTTCACTGATCACCCTCCTTATCCATGCGAGCGCCACACCATGGGCAGATAGTAGCGCCCTTGTCCCCATCGTCGCTATACTCTTTACATTCCGAGCAATACGGGATTTTACCGGGTTCAAAGACCCAGTGTCCATGCCTCACCTCCGCAACGTCGGCGGCGTCCATATTTTCAATCTCGTCTATGATTTCTTCCCAGGCATCATATTTTTCGCGGTCAGACCCATACACATAGTTCCGGCCATATCTGCCAACTGGGCAGAGTTCTTTTTGCCGTTGCTCAATAATTTTAATAGCCTGTTCTTTTGTGATGTACTCATCCATCCTGCTCCCTCCGTAGTGCGGACTCAGCTTCTGTTCGGGTCAGAAAGACGGATTTTCCCAGTGCAGAAATTTCAAATCCATTCAGATTGGAATAAATTCCATCAATCAAATTCCACCCTACCAAAACAGAGCAATAAGAAATGTGAACTGAAATAACTTCGTATGTGGAAACAAAACCCCGCTTGTTTGGCTCATACACTTTTTTCCCAAGCAGTCTGTCCGCCTGGGCCAGTTCGCGGAGGCGGTCAGGCAACATATCCAGTCTAAGTTGTTTCATCGCGCGTTCGCAAGTTGAGCATATTTTTGAGTATTCAGCGCTCCCGAACCATGCTCCGCATATAATGCAATCCATTGTCAGTCCTCCTTCTCTGGGCCACTGTATAACGGACAATTTACTCGGACAATTGCTCCGGGTCTCGGTTTGTATTCACAACTCCTTTTTTCGCAAGTGTTGCAATCAGGCTTTGACGACAAATCCTTAAAATAGGCTTGATAAGCATCTCTCTCGACCTTCACCCGCTCCAACTCGGCCCGCAACCTCTTGTTTTCGGCCAGCAGGGCAGGGCGGTGAGGGCGTCGGCGGCATTGCCCAGCACATCCTCTTTGGTCTGCGTAAGCTCTCCCCAGTGTATCCCCGTTTCGATAGGCGTTAGCATCGTGCCGCAGCCGCTCAATCAGCTTTTCGTAGTCCATCAGGTTTCCTCCTTCGTTGCTTGCTGGAGCCAGTCAAGCCAGCCGCAAACCTCTGCGCACGCTCCTCCGCCCTCGTATTCAAGCCACTTTGCTAACTCCTCGTCACTCATGGCCCTGATTTTATCGGCGTTGGTAATAATCTCTGGGTCGCTGTCAACGCCATATGTACTACGCAGGGCGGCGCAGGCTGACCCTCGATATGTCACGGTGCATTTTGCATAAGCCGGGCAGTTCTTACATCCTTTCATGTGTCCTCCTCTCCCTCCGGCTAAAACAGCCGGTAATTCAGTTCCTCTTCCAGCATTGACCAACGGAAGACCCTATCGTCCGGATAAATCACCCCCTCATCCTCCAGCTGGAAGCGCCTGTCAAAGTCGTGGACGGTATGACCGTCCGCATGAAACGTCACCGGGCTGTCCTTGTCCCATTTGAGCATCAGTGCCCACAAATCCGGATTGTTCTTCCGCAGGAGCCGCAGTTGTCCCACACTCTGATTATGGCAAAACCAGCAGCCGCCACGGGTTGCGGTAGTGTAAATTGGAGAAAGCAAGTCATTTTTCTCACACCATTTTCGGCAATCTTCTTCCGTCCACCCAACTTCTACAAGAGGGCTTTTCTTTGTATCGGACAAGTTGTGAAACCGGTTTGTCTCGTCATTGGCAATGCCCAAATAGAGTATACTATCTTTGGTCCGGCATTTTCGTATTGCCGAGATTTTGATTTCACCGACACACCAGCTCCCTTTTAATGTTGCCGGAAACCCGTATATATCGGGTATGCCTCTCGGTATGCCTCTCTTTGTATAGTTTGGATTGTGTCGTCTCTTCTCCATTGCCCGATTGGATACTTTCCGGTAAAATGTATTTTCATATGTTTTCTTTTCCCCTGCTTGCTGGGCGAAAAAATGCTCCACTTCAATCCCCCACCGCTCCTTGATGATCTGGTCGGCCTTGTATTTGAACTCAACCATCGGCGGCAGGTCGGCGGGGATGGTCTCGGTGGCCCAGACCTCAGCATGGACAATACGGTCAAGAGGCCATCCAAGTTGATCAATAGCACCAAGACAAGCAAGGCTGTCTTTCCCATAAGAAAGAGATAAGATGTGTTCGCAAATCTCGTTGACGTTCACATCAGCAATCAAATCTTTTAGGCTCACTCCATCCCCTCCTGCGTCATCTCTGTTCTTCCCTCCCCGGCCTAAATATCACAACCATACAAGGAAACGGTGCATTCCATTTGGCGCCGCCAAATTTTAGTCGGCCGGGCACAAACCGGATCTCTGCCTGGTGATAGATGTACCGGTGAAACCACTGCGTGTCCGTCCTGGCTGGCAGCAGCATCACGACCGTGGCACCTTCTGAAACGCTGGCAACCGCTTTTTCGACCCATTTCCCGATCTTCCGTCCATAGGGAGGATTGCACCATACAACACCGGTCCAGGGCTGAGACAATCCGTCTTGCTCTGGGGTGTAATATCTTTCACACTTCGCATTCCACGGCAGAGCGCATGCGTCCAGGGAAAAACAAAACTCTGCATTGAGTTGGTCAAAAAATGCTTGCGGTGTTTCCCAGAGATCCGTTGTGCTGGTAAACATTCCTTTTGTGATACTCAATCTTTCCCCCCCAGCGTCGCCAATTCCCCGCCGCAAGCTGCGTAGCGCCATTCGTACCCGGCTGTTCTTTTCCTTCGACCTTTCAGCACTGCGCAAATATTTGATGAATCAGCCCCTATACTTTCTGCCGCGTCTTTAGTTGAACTATACTTTCTAACAACAACTCCATTCTGCAAGCACTCAACCGGAATAGACAATTTAGATGCAATTTTCTTTCTACTCTCTTTCGATAGAGACCGCCCAAGCAACTGTTTTCGCACTCGATCATATTCTGACGGATTTTTCTCAAAGTGCGCTTTCATGGATTCACTCATTTTCCTTCTTGCTTGCCCATAATTTACATTATACTTCGTCGTGCACCATTCTAAATTCCTAACATTATTGTTAGATTTGTTTTCGTCTATATGGTTTATAATCGGAAAATTATTGGGATTCTCTATAAATGCCTCAGCAACAAGCCTGTGGATAAAAAAATTTTTCCATTTCCCATCATCGTACAGCCTAACCTTTACGTAGCCTCCATGCCCTTTCTTTATCGGCTTTAACTCCTTTGTTTTCCCGCGCTTCTTCGAGAAAACTTTTCCGTCTTCGGAAACGAAGTAATCTTTCCCATAATCAATCTTTTTCATATTCCCCACCTACATCGGTTTCTCTTGTCGCTATTTCTCCTCCGCAGCAACCGTATCCGACCAAATCAATCCAGCTATCAATGTGCTCCGGGTTTACAGATGCCCGGGCAATCTTGAGCAAGGCCATCATGGCCGCCACATCCTCTGGCTCTAACTGCACATGGACCCCGGCGGCAACACACTTCGCACTGAGGTAGGTGTGCCAAAATTCCGCAATCAAACGGAAGCTATTTTCTGGAATTCCATAATCCTGCTCCCGATCTCCACACACGCACTTCTCCGCAGCGGCGAGAATTTCTTTTCTTGTCATGGGGTTTCCTCCTTTCTGTTCGCATCCCACAAAAGTCTCTGCCCGCAATAACCACAATAACGGTTACTTTGGTGGCTTCCATTTTGCAGCCATTCCGCCTGGCGGCATCGTGGGCATTTGCAGGAAAGTTCTTCTAAATCCACAAGAATTTTGGCGGCGATGCCTTTCTCAATCGACAGCTCATGGTCTTTTGCGGCTGTTTTCATCCATTCGCAATACATCAGCACGTCAAGCAGGTTTTCTTCTATGTACGTGAGCTTTCCGCGGATATCCGCAGGGTTATCCTCCGTTCCAGACCCGTATTTTTTGCCCCCTCTGGCCCGTTGTTTTTCCGCCACTCTTTTGATGCCTCTCCAATAGGGGTTCTTGCTCATGCCATACATCTCCTCTCAAAACGGCAAGTCGGGATCATCTCCAGTGATCTCTTGGAATGACACAACTTTTCCTTGGGTGCTGCACCGGTTTTTCTGCTTTGCCGCTTTCCCCGCGTCTACAAGGTCTCGCTGCACCGTGGACTTTGGAGATAACGCATGGAAGGTTTGCGTTGCCCCGTCAAAGTCCAACTCAATGTAGCCGCCAGAGAATCCTTTTTTATTCTTGGCAACTCGCAGCGTCCTGGGCGGCGTTGGCGGCGGGGAGCCTCTGGGAGCATCTTCTATGGCTTCTTCGTTGATATAAAGCAGAAAGACCGCATCCGCGTCTTGCTCAATTTGTCCCGATTCTCTGAGACTATAAAGGTCAGGCACTTTACTCCTTGCACTCCTGTCAGGGCGGCTCAACTGAGACAATGCCACCACCAGTACCCCGAGAGAGACCGCCATTCGATGGAGGTCCATAGAGATTTGCGTGACATCCCGGAATCGGTCTCCCTGCCGTGTTCTGTGCTCCGGGTTGATGATTTGCAGATAGTCCACATAGACTACTTGATAGCCTCGGGCCACAGTTACACTACGGACATCTGCCACAGACATCTCTGAGGCATGAATCACGTCAATGCTCCGCGTCGTGAATTCCTTTCTGGATTGAATGACTCGGGCAATCTCATCCTTGCCCAGTGTTCGTTTTCGGATTTTGACCGAATCCACCGAAGCGGCCAGGGCATGCAGGCGGTCATAAACCTCATCCGGGTTGGTTTCAAAAGAGAAATACCCTACTTTTTGTGTCTTGGCCTGTTCCCACGCCATTTGGAGGGAGAGCGCCGTTTTCCCGGCGCTTGGACGCCCTCCCAAGATCACCAGGTCTCCCAGTCTGGACAAAACTGTTTCGTCCAGTTTGGGGAATCCCCAGGGGATATAGGACACTTTTTCGTCCTGCCGGAGAAGGAACTCCAAGTGCCCCTGTTCGGCAGAGACCACCCGAAGTGCGGCTCTCTGTACGATAACCTGATTAGCCTCCTCAATGAGGTGCTTTGCCTCCTCGGTACTCTTGCAGCTTGCCAATGCCAGCCCCAAGGTCTGCATTTTGGAAACCTGTGCTTGCTCCACCAGGAGATCAAGATAAGCGCCGCAGTTGGCTGCGGTTGGCGTGAGCTCCATGATCTGGAGAATCAGGTTGGTGTACTCCTCCCCGGCAATCCCACGGACAGTCACCGGGTCAATGGGACGTCCCTCTTGGTACAACCGTTTCGCTGCGGCAAACAGGGTTTTGTATTCCCCGGTGTATTGCTCCTCCCTGGTGCGAAGGAAAACCTCCCCCGCACACTTGTCTGCATCCAGCAGCAGAGAGCCGATCACGCCCAGTTGTGCATCCAAGTGCGCGGAGGTTTCTTGTTTCTCCGTCATAACCGATACGCCCCCTTCGGCAGAGTCTGCTCCGGCTGCGGCTCGGGCTCCTGCGGCGGGGTTCTGTGCTCATCCTCCCAACGCCGGTGCTTGAGCCACCGGCAGGCATAGGGGATGCCAATGCCCCGCTGCCAGTCTGGAGACTGCATATCCCGGGCCAGCCCAAGGGCCATCTCCCGGAGAAGAACATTATCCGGTTGGAGCTTGTCCCACTCCCGAATGGCTGCCTGCTTGTCCTCCCCCCGGGGATAGGACTCCCAGAACCGGGCAAACCGCTCCGGCTTCCAGTCTGGGGCAGCCTTGGGCTCCCGTTTCTTCCTGGACACACTCCCGTCCCCCTGTGGGGGGATTATAGGGGGGTTAGTCTTTAAGTAATTTGTTCTCTTAGTATTTTGTAGTGTCGGATTCTCCAATGTACGGTTTTCCGACGTAGGTTCTTCCGGGGTAGGTTCCGGCATATCAGGGCCCGTTTCCGGCGCTGTTTGAGGGGTCTCATAGATCACATACTCCGCCTCTCGCAGCTTGCCCTGCTCGTCCCTTGCCCGGCCCCGAACCATGTACCCGGCGTCCTCCATCTCCGTCAAGGCGGACCGAACCGCGTCCCGTCCTTCCTTGCAGAGGGAGACCAGGCCCTCCACAGAATAAATCCAATCCTCGGGCAGGGACAGCATCATCGACAGCAGCCCTTTTGCCTTGAGGCTCAGGTTCCCGTCTTGCAGGTGATAGTTTGACATCACGGTGTAGTTTTTCTGTTTTTCCACGCGGATAACCGCCATAGTGTCCCCTCCTTTCTTTTTCTACTTCATCAGGACCGAAGCCCGCGAATAAACGCAAGGACAAGTATCAACTCTCGTCTGGATAAATATGCGATTCTTGTCTTAATTTGTTGGATAAATACAAATTTGTTCATCTGGTGCCCTCCTCTTTTTTACGCACAAATTGTTCGTTTATTTTGTCGTCATAATAACGCACAATTTGTACGTAGTCAAGTGAAAATTTTGAGGAGGGATTCTCTTGTTTAACGACAGATTACGCTCTGCCCGTATTTTTAGGGGCCTTACACTACAAAAAATGGCAGACTGCCTTGATTTGGCCCTCAGGACTTATCAACATTATGAAGCCGGGGTCCGGGAGCCACACTATGACATGTTGGTTCAAATAGCAGATATTTTAGACGTTCCTACCGATTTTCTTTTAGGCCGGGACGATTATTTGCAATCGCTCGGAGTGTCCGTTGATGTACCCCCAGAAGGTCCTCCAAGGCGTCCCAAACCTCAAAAGAACCATTGAGGTCTGCGTATTCGATCTTCTGGTAATGCCTCAAGCCAATCCCTAAATAATCCGCCATAGCCTGCTGGGTCATCCCCTTCGCTTTCCTGGCTGCTCTCAAATTTTCCCTCATGCTTTCCGCCTCCTCGCATTCTTTCTCCGGGTGCGGTGCAGCACTTCTTTGATCTCCCAGCAGCTGGAGGTACAGTCCTCCCGGGTGCAGTTCATGCACAGAGCAATGGCTTCCGGTGTATCTGATCCATAGAAATCCCCCTGGGAAGAACTTCCCCGGGAGCTGCCCTGCCAAGGCCGGGACGCATAGGCTACAACAGGTTGCTTGCTTAGATTCATACTCCACCTCTTGACTTTTTCTTCGGTGACGTGCTATCTTAATGAGGGTACATCAATGCCTTTCTTTTTCTACCAGCCCTTGTCGGTGCGGCAACGCCGACAAGGGCCCTTTTTATGGTCTGGGACATATCACACCGCCCGGATCTTGGACAGTTCCAACGCCTTGGCCACGTCTGCGGCAAGGTACCGTTTCCGCCCATTGACCAGCACGGGGTCAATCCCCTCTGACCGGATCCAATTCATGGCGCAGGTGTAATCCTGGAGACCGATCACCTTTTTTACTTCGGCAAACGTCAGGCAGATGCCAAAGAGTTCGATGATCTTATCTTCCAGCTGCTTTTTCTTCCGGGTGTTCATTTGAGGCTTTGTGCTGGACTTTCCTTTCCCCAGTGCGCTGGGGTCACAAATTTTGACTTTCGGCATATCATGTCACCTCAGTTCGTTTCAAACAGATAGACTCCGCGGCGATACATTTATCCGCCTCATAAACTTCCATCCGCAAGACCGTCTCGTCCAAAATCTCCATGAGGTAGGCAGAATACAGTGTGGTCCCGTCTCTCCACCACATGTGTTGATTTTTTGCAATCGTGGTCCCGAAGTGTGTCCGACGGATTTTCGGCATCGGGACCGGAAACGGCATCTGTTCCGCACAGGCTTGCACCACCCGGTACATGTCAGCCTTTTTTGTATAAATACTCATAATTTCCTCCTTTCCCGGGCCCCGTTCTACGAGGCCCGGGTTGTTTCTTCGCGGATTGCATGGGCCGCCGCGATCCCGGCCATGTAGCCCAAAATATATACCTGTTCCTTTTCAGGGAGACCCGGTAATACGGCCACAATGGTTTCTGCAATGGAATTTGCAGAGGTTGTTTCCCGTGGGTTCATAGGCTCACCTCCTCTCTTGCTCCCCTCCCGCCGCCTGTGGTAGAATAGGCGAAAAGGGAGGTATAATAACTATGACACCAGATAGCAGCACTGTTTTACAGATACTTCATAACCGCGGCCCCCTCACGCCGGATGAAATTTACTTGCTTTTGGATTCATCTGGGCCGTGGCTATACTCAAACATTTCATACCTAAGAAGGAATGGATGGATAGTTGCAGAGCTCCCGAAAAAGATGGAAAACTGTAATGGTGTTTTCCCGGATACTAAAATAAGCATTACAGAAAAGGGGAAAGAGGCTCTATATGATCATCTTAATCGGGAAAAGATAGAACGGAAGATATCCATTCGCTACTGGATAACAACTGGAATATCTCTGGTAGCCCTTGCTGTTGCTATTATTTCAATAGTCCTACAATTCCAATGATATTAAGAATAATAGCTGCGGACATAATGCCCCATGTGATATACCACGCCCACTCCGGTATGGTGTTACGCTTTTGCTTCCGCCGCTTCCATTCCAGGATATAGTCGTCATTTTCTTCCACCTGCGCATTCCACTCCGTGGAGCCTTCGTTTTGTCTCATTCTATCACCTCCTTTTACTCCTCAAGTTTAATTTATCACACTTAAAGCGTTGTGTCAACGCCTTTTTACTCCTCAGGTGTATTTTCTCGTTGACAAGCGAGATAGAATATGTTTTAATGCACAATAGGAGGTGCGACTATGAGCGATATAAATAGCCGAATCCAAAGAGTAATTGCAGAATCTGGTTTAACCAAAACAGCATTTGCAGCCAAATTGAATGTATCACAGCAACATGTTTCAAGGCTCTCAAGTTATGGAGCTCCCAGTGAGCGAACAATCGTCGATATCTGTGACAAGTTTGGCGTCAATGAAACTTGGATGCGAACCGGAGAGGGGCCTATGTACAAAGAGGTATCCGAGGAAGAGGCTCTGTCAGAGTTCTTTGGGCGCATGTTAAAAGAGGATGTCCCGTATAGAAACGAGATCATCCTCTGTCTGAGCCGGATGTCCCCAGAGGGATGGAAAGCCGTTGGGGACAAGATACTGGAGATTGCAGATGAAATTAGAAAGAAAGGAAATGAGGAAGAGAAATGAAAGGGAAGACAAAGGGATTTATTGCCGGGTTTTTGCTTTGCGCGCTCATCGTTGGCGCTGTGATCCCGGCCAGCGCAGCAGTCTATGACAAACTTATGGAGGTATACTATCGGGACATCAAGGTAACCATTGATGGGCAAACGGTTACCCCGAAGGACGCCCAAGGACGTCCCGTAGAGCCATTCTTATCCGGTGGGACCACATACCTGCCGATCAGAGGGATTGCCTCCGCCCTTGGATTGGATGTAGCTTGGGACCAGAGCACAAGCACAGTGAGCCTGAGCACAGGAGAACAGCCTGTGGACTTCTGGGGCCAATTTATGGCTAAGACAGATGGGCATGTTTTGACGAAAAGCGAAAAGTTTGTGGAGTTTGGAGAAGAGGGCGAATACATGTGGGATGCCGTATTCCTTTCCGACTACACTTTCTATGTCTACTGTGAGGTCCAAGACCGCTATGCCTACAAGGGTGAGTATAGTTTTGAGGGAGAGTATTTGAACCTTCGTTACAGTGATCCTATGGACAAACAAACAGGGGATGCCGGTCACTCCGATATTTACAAGACAGAACTTTTAAGCGATGGATTCTCTCTTGAGTTAGTGCGCACCGACAATGCAAACGGGACTGGGGCACTGGCAGATGAGGGAGAGAAAGCCACATACAAAATCAATGAGACGAAAAAACAGTATGATGTCCATAGAATGGTAGAATCTGTTTTTTCAGAGTACGGTGAAACCTATTGACACAGAAGAGCCAGCCCCATTGGGCTGGCTCTTTGAAAAATCAGGATCTGAGACCATTGATGAAACTAAGTACAAGTTTAAGACTTTTGATGGATAGGAACTCTAAACGAACGTGGATCTGCCGGACAATTTCTTTTTTCTCCATATAATTTCCCTCCATACTTTTTTTCGTAACGTATTCCCGGCGTGGCTGATATAAGAAAACCTCTTCCACACCTTGTCCTGAATGGGTCCAGGCCCCCGGCCTATTGATAGAGTGGTCACCGCGATTCTTCATGCTATGTCCTCCCCATTATAGAACAGATGTTCTGCGATCTGCAAGGTGCCAAAATAAGAGGAGATATATTTCTGGACTAATTTTCGGACCGAAGAAAATCTGTTTTTTATAGAATACCAACAATTTCCAAAAACCGCCATGTCCATATAATGGAAAATTTTGGCATACCTCAAGGCCAGATGTGTGCATAATTGACAAAAACGACATGTTTTGACTTTTTATTACTGTGCAAAAAAAGGAGAGATATCATGGAAAATACTCGAAACAACAAAAAATATGAATATGTCAGAAAGACATTTACTTGGGACGGGAAAAGATACGACGTGAAGGGGAAAACCATCGAAGAAGTATACAAGAAAATTGCAAAAATGAAAGTATCTTTAGAACGCGGAGAAATTGTGATAAACGCCAATACAACCGTTGACCATTGGTTTAAGGAATGGGTAGAAACCTATAAGAAAGCCGCCGGACTCACTCCCAAAAGTCTAAAGATGTATGATGAGAAATATAGGAATTATATTCAGCCAGTTATCGGGGCAATGAAACTGCGTGACGTGAGAGAGATCCATCTGCAAAAGATTCTGAACGATCAGGCCGGACGATCTTATTCGCATGTGTCAAAGATTCGTCTGGTGCTCAAAGAAATGTTTTCTCGTGCCAGGAAAACAAGAATTATCACCTTTGACCCGGCGGAAGATTTGAAACTCCCTGCTACGCAGAAAAACAGCCATCGGGCAATCACAGAAACGGAACGGGCTGCCATCTTGTCTTTGGCGTCCACCCACAGATCCGGCCTGTGGGTCTTAATGATGCTGTATGCGGGGCTTCGCCCTGGGGAAACCGTAGCCCTCAACTGGGCGGATATTGACTTTGAACGAAATGAAATCCATGTCCATAAGGCCGTGGAAAGCGGGTCCGAACGGATCAAAGAAACAAAAACAGAGGCAGGAAACCGTGATGTCCCGATGCACGCGGACCTAAAATATCATCTCCTCCGCATGCAAGGGAAACCGGATTCCCCTGTATTTCAAACCGGCGCTGGAAACCGGCACAATCACAAAAGTCTCCAACGCCTTTGGAACTCCTTCGCGCGGGACCTGGACATAAAATTGGGAGCAGAACTTAGGAGGAATCAAATCATAAAGCACGCGATTGCGCCAGACCTCACCCCGTACTGTCTTCGCCATACTTTCTGCACCGATCTCCAGAAAGCAGGGGTCCCCATCAATATTGCAAAGGAGCTCATGGGGCATTCTGACATCTCTGTAACCGCAAACATATATACCCACAAGGACCCGGGCACACTCCACGCAAATATAGAAAAGCTGGCAGCCTCTCAAGTGTGCTCTACTGCCAGCGCATGGAATGACTTTATTGTTTTGTTTTCTGTTCTCCCCGACCTCAATTTTCCGGGGTTCATATTGTCCAGCAGCACTTTTTCTGGGGGGATCAGCGAAACCATACATGTGGAAAATACTGTGGAAAAAAACGAGATGTTAGCGTAAACCCGTTGAAATAAAAGGAAATATAACGGCAGTTCTCTCTGCTTCCGGTTCTGAGGGTTGGGGGTTCGAGTCCCTCCTGGCGTGCCAAAAAAACAGTGTGTTCTTATTTTACAAGAACACACTGTTTTTTTATTTTCCCCTGCAAAGAGCGGGAAAGCCGTCCTCTCTCCCCCAGTCCACGCACCAAGCCCGCTCTCCAGGCATAGAATGGCAGCGGTTCGAGATTCCTCTGTGATCTCCACGATCCATGGCATGCCAAAAGGAGGCAAGATAGGATTTGTTTCTCACTCGTCTGAGCAATCTGCTCTGCGTCAAAAGCATTGTCACCATTCTGCTCACCCTGGTCTTTGGATACCTGACCATCACCAATCGGGTCTCCGGTCAGGATTTTCTTACGATATTCTCGGTGGTCATTGCTTTCTATTTTGGAACGCAAAGTCAACGGCTCTATGACAATGACACCACCTCCAAAGGGAAATCGTAGCCTTGGCCTTGCAGCCCTCATTCTTTTGCGCGGGAGGAAGCTCATATGAATTGTTATGGATACAACTATTACAAAAACTGCTACCCCAACCCTCTCCCGGAGGAGCAAGTGGTCTCCGGTCTCCAGGGACCGCAAGGTCCCCGGGGAGAACAAGGTCCCCAGGGAGAACAGGGCATCAAGGGAGACACCGGGTGCCCTGGCCCCATCGGTCCCCGGGGAATGGCAGGCCCGCAGGGCCCCCGGGGACCCCAAGGGGTCAGGGGCGACATGGGACCGAAGGGAGACCCTGGCGCCGTAGGACCGCAGGGACCCCGAGGTGACCCCGGGCCCATGGGCCCCCAAGGAGACCGAGGACCCGTAGGGCCCAAAGGGGATGCAGGCCCCATGGGGCCCACCGGTCCGAGAGGAGAGCGCGGTGAGCAGGGAGAGCGGGGCCCCGCCGGGGAACAGGGACCCCAGGGCGAGCAGGGCTATGCCGGTGTGCGGGGGCCCCAGGGACCCCAGGGGGAAATGGGCTGCCCCGGCCCCCAGGGCGAACAGGGGCCCCAAGGAGAACGGGGAATCCAAGGGGAGCGCGGTGAGACCGGTCCCCAAGGGGAACGGGGGGAGACCCCTACGGTGGCAGTCGGCACCGTGCAGCTGGGCGACCTCCCACAGGTCATCGCCAACCCCACGGAGACCGGCATTTCCCTGGACTTTGTGGTCCCGCTCGGCCCCACCGGACCCCAAGGGGAAGTAGGTCCGCAAGGCATCCAGGGTCCCCAGGGCGCACAGGGGGAAACCGGTCCCCAGGGCCCCACAGGCGCTTCCCCCACGGTTTCGGTGGGCACCGTCACCGCCGGCGAGGACCCTCAGATCACCGCCGTCCCCACAGAGACCGGCGTTTCCCTGAGCTTCGTGGTCCCCATTGGCCCCACGGGGCCCCAGGGCGAGACCGGCCCCCAAGGAGAAACCGGCGCACGCGGTCCCCAGGGTGAACCCGGGGCCA